GGTTCACCGCGGCGGACATCTTCAGCGAGGCGATGGTCTCCGCCGTGGTGGACGGGAGCCGGAGCATCCGACCCGGCGCGCCGCTCCAAACCCTCGTCTTGTTGTCGACCGTTGCCAGCCACTCGTTGCCCAGGACCTCGGGGAACGACGGGTTGAAGTTGACCATCAGGCGATCCTCGCGTCCGTCAAGATCTGTCGCTCCTCTAGCACGCTCAGGAACGCCTTAGCGGCCGCCCGGCCCTCGGCGGGGGTGTTGGCCTGGACGATGAGGTTGCCGCTCCAGGAGAGCGACGTGGCCCCCTGTGGCGTCCTGCTGCGGACGACCTTCAGGAGCTGTCGCTGATCGCCCGGTCGGAGCACCATCTCACCCGGGTGCGTGGGACCAGGTCGGTCCACGATGCCACCGTTCCGGTAGCCGCCGGCGCGGTCCCAGCCCCGGGGGGCGGTGCCGTAGCGGCCGTTGGCGTAGATGATGCTGGCCACGATCGAGCCCAGCGGATGGAGGAACGAGGTCCCCCGCAGGGACGGGAACCCCGACACACGACTGGCGTAGGCGGAGCGGATGTTCTGCATGAGCCCGCCCGAGGGGTCGCCCCGCTTGGCGTTGGAGTCCCAGTTGTTCACCGCGTTGGGGTTGCCGCCGGACTCCTGGTTCATCCGTCGCAGCAGCGAGCCGATCCAGGTGGCGGGCGAGCCCGTCATGCGTAGGGCCGACAGCGCGGTGGCCCTCCAACGCTCGACTCCTCCGCCTCCGGTGTAGCCCGTGTTCCGACTGGCGCTGTCGGCCTCGTCCGCCTTGCCCTTGATCCAGTTGGAGACCTTGTCCACCCAACCTTTGGCCAGGTCCCGCAAGAAGGGCACGGGCACGTGGTTGAGAGCCGACTTCGCCACGTTGCGCAGGGGGTTGACGACGGCGCTCACGCCCGCGTCCCGGACGCGGCCGGGGATCCCGGTTACGAAGTCGCCCACGTTGCCGACTGCGTTCATGATCCCGCCGAACTGGAGCCCCTGGGGCTGGCCGCCCACGCCCATCCTGTTGGCCGCCCAGTTGAGCAGGCCCAGGTTGCGCTTGCGGTACTTGGGGTCGGTCGCGATGACGGCCTCGGGGTAGCGCCGGTTGCCCTCGCCCACCAGGTACTCGGGTCCGTTGGTGATCTTGCCACCCCGCTCTCGACGCAGAGAGCTACCGCCGCCTCCAGCCGGTCCCGCGGCGCCTCCCCCGCTCTGGCCTGGCCCGCCAACCGTGGCGATGGTGGGGATCGCGGGGATGCCGATCAGCCCGGTCACGGCGTTGATGCCGCGTATAAACGCGTTGATCACGTGGATGACGGCGTTCACCCCGTGGGTGATCCCGCTGACGATGCCGTCCCAGGCCCGCGAGGCGACCGACTTGATCACGCCCCACGCCGCGGACCACACGACCTTGATCGCATCGATGCCCAGTTGCAAGGTCAGCCGCACCCCGGCGATCCCCAGCTCCACCACGCCGTAGATGGCGCGCCAGATACCGGCCACCATCGTCTTGATGCCCTCCCAGGCCCGGCCCCAGTCGCCGTTGATGAGCGCCAGGACGGTGGTGATGATGCCGCGAATGACCATCAGCAGCCCGGAGATCACGGTCCAGATGGCGTTCCACACCCGCTTGGCGTGGGCGAGGATCGTGTCCCCGAAGGTCCGCCACAGGAACATGGCCGTGACCACGAACAGCCCGACCGCCACCTTGATCACCACCAGGACATGGCCGATGGCCTCGGAGATCTGGGGCCAGGTCCGGCGCACCCAGGCCACGAGGTCTGCGAACGACACCTGGACCAGATCCACGAAACGCTGGATGGCGGGCCAGGCGGTCCCGGTGATCCAGGCCACCACGAAACCCACAGCCGCCTGCACCTTGGGCCAGTTGGCCTGCACCCAGCTCGACAGCTTGGCGAACGCCTCCTGGACGTCAGTGGCGAAGCTCTGGAGTGCCGGCCAGGCGGTCCGCTTGAACCAGGCCACCACGTCGTCAACGGCGTTACGGAACCAGCTCCAACGGGTGTAGGCGTAAGTGACGGCCCCGGCGATGCCCGCGATCGCGACCACCACCAGCAAGAAGGGCGAGATCACCGCGACCAGGGCGGCCCCGAGCGCCACGACCGAGCCCACGAGCAGGGTCCCGATCACCGCGGCCAGCGAGGCGAACAGCACCTTGGGGTTGCGCTTGAAGAACGCCCCGATGGTGCGGCCCCAGTCGGCCACGGTCGACGCCATGCGCTGAACGTGGGGCCACGCTCCCCGCACGGCCACGCCCAGCCGCTCGGCCACGCCCACCAGCCCGTCACTGGTGACGTCACCGCGGCGGAAGGCGTCCACGAACACGTTGAACACCATCTTGGCCTTGTCGATGGCCCCGGGCAGCCGGTCGGCGAAGAACGTCGCCACCTTGTTGATCACGGGGATGAAACGAGCCCCGATGTCCTCCTGGATGTTGCCCAGGGTGACCTTCAGCCGGTCCCACGGAGTGGCCACCGCCGCAGCCGTCCCCCCGAACTGAGCTTCGACTTCCTTCAGGATCAGCTTCTGGGCCTGGAGCGTCTTGCCGCTCTCCACCAGCGTCTTGATCTGGTCCTTCTGGCTCTGGTTGAACGAGACGCCCACCCGCTGGAGCGCACTCACGCCCTTGATGGGATCGTTGAGCGCCTTCCCGAGCTGGATGCTCGATGACTTCATGTCCTGACCCAGCGCTACGGACATGTCGTTGGCCACGACCACGGTTCGGTCGAAGATCTTGTTGCCCTTGCCGACCTCGTTACGGACCTTGCCGAACGTCAGCAGCAGGTTGGCCCCCTGCTGGATCAGCTCGTCATCGACGCCGGTCAGGTTGGAGAGGTTGGTGGCCAGCGCCCCGATCTGCTTGGCCGAGGTCCACGAACCAGCCCCCATGGTCTTGATCACCTGGGTGGTCTGCCTGCCGATCTTCAGGCTCTCGCTGGCCGCCTTGAACGTGGACACGATCCCGGCCCCGAGCGCCACCACACCACCCAGCGCTCCGAGCGCGATGCCCTTGGCCAGCTTCTGGCCCGTCTTCGCCATGCCATCGGCGAAGGACCCGAACTTGGTCCGGAGCTTGTCCATCTTGGCCGACAGGCCCTTGTTGATGTCCAGGCTCTTGAACCGATTCTCCACCTTGTCGGCCGCCCGGATGGCGTCCTTCTCGTCACCCCGAATCTTCAGGGTCCAGGTGCGGACCGCCACGTCAGAGCGCCCGATCGATCAGCTCGACTACGAGCCGATCTATCTCGCCCTCCTGCTCACGCAGGTCGGGATAGACCATGTACCCGGCATCGCGGCCCGAGCCCCGCCACAACGGGAACTGCTGGGTCGTGGGCCGCCGACCGCCACCGAACACGGCACCCATGATGGCCGGGCTCTTGCGGGCATCCAGGCGGATGCTGTTCCCGCCCTGGACGAAGATGGCCCCCTGAGCCACGACGTGGGCATGGACCCCACCGAGACTGCGACCTCGGGCATGGGCCGAAGCGACGCTACGAGACGTGATGGTCCGAGTGATCGTGCCCATGCCGACCTCGATCTTGATGCCGGCACGACGGAGATCCCGGGCAACCTTGCCGCCCTCGAACTCCACCGAGAGGGTTCGTCTATAGGCCATGGCGACTAGTCGTCCTCATCCTCGTCCTGATCTCGTGACTCTAACTTTACGGCCCCGCCGCTCAGGATCTCGATGATGGAGGGGAGCTGGTCGATGTACTCGAACAGCTCACCCTGACCCATCGCCCACGCCTGCTCCGGGGTTATCCCGTAGCAGGCTCGGAGACGGGGCCAGAGCCTCCGGTGCGTCCGTCGAAACCCGGCAGCCCCTCGGAGGGGTCGACCACTTGTGCCTCGATCACCCCGCGGTGGGGATCGTCGGCGGCCAGGGTCGCCTCGGCCTCGGCCTCCTCCTCCGGATCGTGGAGGTCCATCGATTCGATCGACTCCATGCTGACCGTCTTCAGGACGTCCATGACGGTCAGCTTGCGCTCGTACTTGCGCCGCTGGGACCAGATGAGCCCGGCGACGCAGATCAGGCTGGGCTCGCCCTTCAGGAAGATGTCGCAGAGCCCCACGGGGACCCCGTTCATCTGCTGCATGAAATCGAACTCGTCCTTACCGCTGATGTCCCGCATAAAGATGTCGTACGGGTTGCCGTCGTTGTCCTCGACATGGAGCCACTTCCCCAGTTGGGGATCGGTGCCGTGGCGTCTCTGCTCGCGGTTGGGCATGAGAGGTTCCTCCTCGGGTTGTGCTCTCGTCTGGGTCAGGCCGCGACGATCGCCTTCAGGTTCGGCTGGCTGTAGACCGGGGCGGAGATCGTGAAGCGCGAGACCTCATCACCGCCAGTCTGGTCGGGCACGGGCTCATGGAACCGGGCCGGGTAGACCTCGACGGGCTGGGCCGCGGCGTAGGCGGTCGCCGTGGGGGGGCCTCGACGCACCACCACGTAGCGGCCGAGATCGTAGGTGATCAGGTTCCACAGGGTGTCGGCCACGTCGTCCTTCAACCCGGTCATCTCGACCGCACCGCCAAAGGTGCCGGGCACCTGGGCGTTGAAGGTCTCGGCCAGGGTGCCCACGTCCACGTTGTTCTGGTCGGCCGGGGTCGTGAGCCCGTCCTTCGACAGGAAACCGGTGATGTGCGTCCCCGCGTTCAGCTCCGCGACGGTCGGGGCCGCGATGTTCGCGACCACCGCCACGAGCTGGACGCGGATCCGTCCGTCATTGGGGTACTTGCCCATCAGCTATCGCCCTCCTTGGGCTTGGCGCTCGGCGCCTTGGTCTTGGTGGTCGCCTCGGGCTCGGGCTCGGTGACGACTGGGGCGTAGGTGACGGGCTCGGCCACCGTGCCGGGCTCGGGCTCGGCGGGCAGCGGTGCCCACGCCCAGCCCACGTCCTGAGCGATCAGGGTCTCGCCGGAGAGGTACCCGTCCGGCGTATCGGGGACCTCGGTCGTGTTGGCCGGAGGGGCCAGGTGCTCGTTGTAGAGCACGGTGCGAGAGAGGTTGTCGGCCATGGTCATCTCCTCAGAGCCGCGCAGGTCACACCCGCGTCGGCCGAGACCGTGAAGTGAACGAGTCCGTCCGACTGGGCGAACCGGGGATCGAGGGGGATCCGCATCCGCCCCGTAGTGGCGGCCAGCGTGAAGGTCAGGTCAGGGAAGACCACGCCGAGCTGATCAAGCCCGGCTGTAGCGGGAGGGTTGATGGTGATCGTTCGAGGGGAGGCGTTGCTGTTCTCGAACTCCAGAAACGCCCGATCGTCGGGGGGGGCGGTGTTGTCGCCGCCCGCCGTGGTGGGCGCCACGAAGGCAGCGACCGCGGACGACGGGAACGGTCCCACCGCCTGGATCTGTTGAAGCGCTAGAGCAGCCATCTCACCCTCTCATCCGATCCGAGCCTTGGCCTCGAACACGCAGCCGAACCCCTGGTAGCCGGCCTGTTCCTCGTAGCCTAACGGCCGCGACCTGGCGATACGGATATCCCCCACCAGCCCCCCCAGGGTGGGCTCGGCCTTGAACGCCGCGCTGATCGACTTCTCCCCACTGAGGCTCTGGTACTCCAGCAGCTTGAGCTGCTGGATGTCGAGCGGAGCGGAGACCAGAACCACGATGTCGAACACGACCACGATCCAGTCATCCCCCAGCCCCTCCAGCTCGACCTCAGGGGGCAGGATGAACGCCCCGGGCCACTCGGCGGAGCCGGGTACGTAGTCATAGGCGTTGAGCCCGATGTCCTTCAGCCGGTACTTGATGGCCGCGTAGACGGGCAGGAGGTCGATGTCCTCGCTCATCCCAGGCTCCGCAGCCGGTAGGGCTTGATGGCGTCCATGACGTCAGGGTCGGGTCGGCCCGACACCCGCAACACGCCGAACTGGTTCAAGCCCAGGATGCCCTCGGGGGCTTCCTTGCGCTTGACGATCCGGGCCACCTGGATCTTGGTCGCGGTCGCGACCCCGGCGGGGAACGCCGGCCAGCCCCAGGTCCCGTTCATCCGGATGCGCTCGATCCGTCCGCCGGCCACGGCGTTGACGGGGAATCGTCGCCCGAGAGCTCGCACGGACCGGTAGGGCCGCTCCTCCGCCCCGGCGAACACGTTGCGGGGCCGTAGCTCGAAGTCGACCCCCTCAGTCCACGAGGTCTCGAACACGCCGTCACCATCGTCGTCGGTGGTCAAGGTGTCGATCGACACCAGGTCGTTGAAGTGCCCCAGGTCCAGGTTGTAGAGGTCGCTCGCCCAGAAGTCCCGAGCCTCGTCCACCTGGAAGAAATGCCGCTTGCACTTCTGGTCGATCCAGCGGGACGTCCCGCTGATGGCCGCCTCGAACAACTCGTCATCGACGTGGACCTCGTCAACGTCCTCCGCGTCGAACCGGAGCCAGCGCTTCAGCTCAGGGAGGGTGATGTAACCGTTGACGATCGCCACATCACTTGCCCTCGATCTGCACGACCGCGACGGTCACCCCGGTGATCGCCGAGTAGGTGACCGCCTTGGGCTGCTCGGGGTACACCCCGCTGATGGGGATCACCGCGAGCCCGGTGGTCGCCGGCACGACGTAGGCCACGCCGTTGTAGGTCACGGTCTTGGTCGCGGCATCGGTGTTGCGCACGAGCAGGAACACACCCGTACCCCAACCGCCCGCCTTCATACCAGGCCGAATCGTGTCGCCCCCGACGTTGGCCGCGACCATGACGACGTCTTGGAGCCCTGCGTTGGCGTCCTGGGTGGCGATCAGCGCCATGGCTCAACCCTTCTCGGCGGAGCGTGGCCCCACCGTCTCATCAGGCCAGAACGTGGTGTCCTCGGCCGCCTGTCGCTCCGGAGCGGGCTCGACCACGGTCCAGGTCTGACCGTGCCCGGGGTCGACGTGGACGCACCCACCATCCGCCCCACAGACCGAGCACATCACGACCTCATCGGGGGACGAAGGATCGACGTCCACCATGACCCTGTGACCACCAACCTCGATCTCTCGCTGCTCTCGCAGGCCCTTGGGCTCCGGGCCGGACTCGGGAGCAAGCCCGCTGGTCTGGTCGGTCTCGGCCTTCAGGTCGTCGTCCGCCTCCAGCCGATCGACCAGGGCGGGCTTGTTCCCACCAGTGTCGAGCCCACGACCCTCCAGCTCATCACGGAGCTGGAGGACCGTCAGGCTCTCGTAGTCGACCACGGCCATCAGGCGATGGCCCGCAGACTGAAGATGCCCGCCGGGCGGAGCACCTTGGTGCTGAAGTAGGCGAACAGGGCCAGCTCGATGATCGCCGGCCCCTGCTTCTCCTCGAAGCGGAAGGTCAGCAGCGGGGACTCCCACGCCCACACGTCGTTGTTGTTGACGATCAGGGCGACCTCGTCTCCCACGGCCTGGGTCATGGCCCACGCCGGGGTGAACGCCAGTCCGTCCACGAACCAGCCCTGGTCCAGAGCGTTGCCCACCCCCACGGTGTTCGCGGCGCCCACACTGGGGAGCAGGGGGCGCTCATCGGTGCCCACGGCGTTCGCCATGGCCGTGGTGATGAGCTGGCCCATGATCGCCCCGGTGGGCGAGCTGAACCGGGTGAACGGGTACTTGGCGAGCAGATCCCGGAGGTCCTGGACCGCCTTGCGCCGAGCCACGGCCGGAGTGGCGCCACCGAGGTCCGACAGGTCGGCATCGGTCGACACCGCCACGTTGGCGTTGATGTTCAGCTCGGCGTACGCCTTCTGCTCGGTCTGGCGGTTGTAGCTCTCCCGCATGGTCGCCAAGGCGATGGCGTCGATGGCGGGGTTGCTGGCGTCCACGATCTCCCGGGTGAGGTCGAAGCGACCCGACACGGCACCCGGCGACACGGTCAGCGCGTCGAGCGACATCGAGCCCTCACCAGGGTTCACGCCCTCCACGTGATCCGCGGTCGCCGTGGTGGACGACACGAACCGGGGGACGGTGAACGGCGTGGCGTCAGTGATCGTGCCCCGACTCATCTTCGACACGATCGGGCGGTTCCGCCGCAGCTCGTTGACGAACAGGTCGGGCCGGTAGCCCGGAGGGATGACCTGACCCTGCGTGGTGGTCGCCAGGTCGAAGGTGGCCCGAGCCTCGGACGGCATCCGCTGGAGCAGGGAGACCATGTCGCGCTGCTGCTCCTGGAACTTGCGGAGCCGCTCGACCGCGTCGTGGTCGCGCTCGGTGTTGGCCCGCCAGAAGTCCCGCACCATCGACTGACCGCGGGGGTGGCTGTCGAAGCGGTAGACCGGGGGCTCACTCACGACCTTGAGCCGGGCCGCGGCGAACTCCTGGTCGACGGCCGCGTTCGGCCCCTCCAGGCGGGCGTAGCTCTGAGCCAGGGCGTCGTTCACGATCTTGTCGTAGGTGGCGGTCATCTTCTCGATGGCGTCCGCCTGAGTCTCCGCCAGCTTGTCGGCGATGGCCCCGAACTTGGCATCCAGGTTCTCCTGGAACGCCTTCATCGCGGCATCCGAGGTATCGAGGGTGACCGTGGTCGCTCCCTCGCCCTCGCCGCCCTTGTTCTTGTCGTCCTTCTCGGCCATCGACTTCTCGTCCTTCTGGGGTGAGGGGAGCAGCATCGCTGCGACGTGATGGACTCTAGCGTCATCGTAGGCGGGGATGGCGGTTACCGTCGTCTCTGCCAGCCGCCCGTTGAACACATCGCGCACTCCACGATCGTTCGGATCCATCTGCCAGCCGTCCGCCTCGATGATCGGACCGGCCGAGAACCCGTCCAGAACACCGTCCTCCGCCAGGCTCAGGACGTCGTCCCCCGCCGCCCCTCGGGCGACCTGGAACACACCCCACAGGCCCTCGGCCCGGTCCTCCAGCGAGACCGCCACGCCCACGGGCTTGCTGATGTCATGGTCCCGGAGCAACTTGACCCGGCGAACGTGCGACCAGGTCAACGAGCCCCGCTGGAAGCGCCAACGACCGATCCCCCGCGAATCGGTGGCGACGACCCCCCACGGCATGATGAGCCCAGCCAGCCGGCGCTGACCCTTGTCGACCTTGAACTGGGGAGCGTTGTCCGCGTCGAGCCTGATCTCCAGCTCGATCAGCTCGCCGGACAGGTCCGGGTCCTCGTCAGTTGCCATTGGTCGCTCCTACCGGCTCCCGGCCGTTGCCGTTGCCGTTCGGGGGGGTGGGCGGGGTGTCGCCGTTGGGCTGGAGCTGAGGCGGGATCTTGGCCTTGGCCATCGCCTCCAGCTCTCGCTTCTGGGCCGCCGTGAAGTCGGGCCAGTCCTCGGACCGGCGGACCTCGTCCACGGTCATGAACTTGGCCACCAGGGCGATCTTGTACGCCTCGAACCGGCTCTTGGTGTCGGCCCTGGCGAACGCCCCGATGCGGAACTTGGCGAACAGCCCCCGGGGCGTGACGTCGTTCATCGACAGCCGATCCTGGACGCTGCACAGGTAGGGCATCAGCGTGAAGTCGACCAGGTCCAGCCGACGCTGCTCGGCGTTGCGGTAGGTCTGCGAACCGCCTTCGACCATGGTGGCCAGGGCATCGGGATCGAGCCCGGTCGCACGGGCGATCTCCAGCACGGCGTGGTTGCGGGCCTCGATGAGCTGGAGCTGCTGGGGCGTGGGCCACTCCAGCATGTTCAGCTCCATGCCGGACTCCACGTAGCCCCACACCCGCTCGCGGCGTGCCCGCTCCCACTGGGCCAGCTTGTCCCGGATCTCCGCATCGTCCAGGGGGTCCTCATCGGACGCGTCCTTGAAGTACCCGAAGGGCAGGGGGTTGTTGGCGTACTCGCCCGCGATCTTGTCGAGCAGCAGCACGGTCCGGATGGCCTTGCCGGCGTGGACCAGCAGCGGGGGATTGGGGCTCACGAAGCGGATGACCTCGCGCGGCGGGGTGTAGACGCCGTCCACGAACACGGGATCGTCGGGGGCGAACTGGAGGTCCTCGGAGATCGCCCGTGACGGCATCGAGAGTGTGGACCCCTCGGACACGGCCCGGTGGTCGATGTGCTCGCCCTGGATCGGGTAGCCGTCGAAGGCCCGAGCGGTCACCCGCCAGTAGCTGGTCCCCTTGAACAGCAGGTCCTCGAACGTCGACGCGTAGGTGACCGTGTCCTCGATCTGGTCGTTGGGCTGGACCCCGAGCCAGTTGCGTTCGTCCAGCTCGCGCCTGGCGTTGCGCAGCTCGATGGGCAGCGTGGCCGGCACCCCCGCGATCAGGTTGCGAGCCCGGAGCACGGCGGTCGCCTTGAGCGCATCACGCCGTGAGACCGCATCGGAGCTGAGCCCGGCGATCTGCTCCAGCAGGGCATCGGCCGCCTGGAGCCCGCCGAAGTAGAGTCCGTCCGAGCCCACCTGGCCGCTGAAGATCGTCCGCGAGGTTCGCACGATCTCGGCCTTGGGGTGCTGCCACGGGAGTCTCACGCCCGCAAGCATAGAGCCCCCAGCCCGAAGGCCAGGGGCTCCAGCGTGCAACCCGTGGGGCCAGACTAGCGCCACACGTCGATCACGGTTCCCGACAGACGATGATCCCATCGGGGTAGCAGCGCTGGTAGAGCGCTTCCTGCCACGAACCACCGCCACTCAGGGGGACGCCTGCGATCACCCAGTACTGGTCCTCGATGCCAATTGACGGCAGCCGCTGACGGCAGTAGTACCTGACGTACGTGGCCGTCAGCGTGATGGGCTTGGAGTGGGTCACGGTCCAGCCCGGATCCACCCGGTGCTTGGAGCAGTAGAAGTAGCTGTAGTTGTCGAACTGATGAGCATCCGCCCGATCCGCTGGCAGCGCCACCATCGCCCCCAGGGCCAGCATGACCCCGAGCACTACAGCGATGAACCTGTTCCTCATGATGCTCTGTCCTTCCGTTGTTCGTAGAGATCGTGCTGGCGTTCCGCCTCGGCGAGCTTGCACGCATCGCACGGCGTCTCGCCGGCCCGGACGTGCCGGGCATGAGCGGCCGGACTCGGGCAGGGCTCCAGCTCCCGAGGCGGCCCGCCACGCTTGCGGTCGCGGTAACGGCGGGAGCGCTGTGCGTCGGTACGTCCCATGTGCTCAACGCTACCCGGTCACGTTTCGCCCAGGTAGTCCAGGACCTCGTCCCAGCTATCGGACACCCGCTGGAGCTGACGCCGCTCGGTCTCCTGGCGATCGAACGCCACGGCCCACAGGTCAGGGTCGCGGAGCCCCATGACCTCGGTCGTAATGAGATCGTTCAGGGTGGCAGGATCGAGCGCGTCCAGCTCCCAGGACTCGTCGCCATAGCGGAGCTGGTAGTCCTCGAACCGAGCATCGGTCGCCTTGGCGAAGTTGGGCGGGGGCTGGTACTCCTCCACCTGATCCATGTTCAGCGCGATGCGTCGGACCTCGGGAGCGTGGACCCCGGAGAACATCGTCAACCGGTCGCGGATGTCCCGCGTCATGTCGATGCCTGAGGGGTCGTGATCGCCCAGGTGGATCACGTAGCAGCTCTTGCCGTCCAGCCCGTGGGCTCGGAAGCGTCGCCCGGCCGAGTACATCTCGGACTGGCTGACGTAGCCCCGGCACGAGAAATAGTGAACGCCCGTGGTCGACGCGGCCCGCTGGACGACGCCGGCCAGAGCTTCCTTCTCCACCCAGACCTCGACGTGGTTGGGCTGATCGTCCCACAGCGCCCTGGCGTAGCCCTCGGCCGTTGCCCTGGTGGCATCGGCCGGGCTGGTGTCGGCGCCGTCCGTGCGATACACGTTGCGCGTCCGATCCACGATGTAGGACCAGTCGATCAGCCCGGCCAGCCGCCCGTTGTCGATAACCGAGCCCAGCCGCTTGTAGCTCCGCTGAGTGTTGGCGATCAGATCCCGGGCCACGAACTGGTAGTAGAGCTGACGCAAGGTCAGGTCATAGCCCTGGCGCTGGTAGTCAGCGCAGATCTCATTCGCCTGGGCCACCAGCGCGGCGGACTCACCGCGTGGTGCCCAGTTGATGAACTGCTGTCTCATGTCGTCGTCTCCTCAATCACATTGACGGAATGGCACTCGGGGCAGATCGTGGGAACCTCGTCCTCAATCCAGTCATCGCCGCAGTCCAGGCACTTGCCGTGATGCTCGTCCATGTTTTCTCCTCGGGGGGGGTCACCAGAAGTCCCGTTGGCGGTACTGGTGGGGCAGGGCGACCAGGGCTCGCCGCAGGATCCACGAGGGGATGTCCTCCGCCGCTCGTGGTGTCGCCCCGGGCTGGGTCGCCGTGAACATCTCGTTGTACAGCTCCGAGTCGGCCGCGAAGCGGATCCGGCACCACGTCAGGTTGTAGTCCCAGTTGTGCGGATAGGGCTCGTAGTGGTCGAACCGCAGCTCGGCCCCGCACGCCCCGTCCCAGCCGTCGTTCGGCTGGGGATCGAGGATGTCGAGGTCCAGGTTCAGCCAGTGCTCGGGGTCCTCGATGATGTAGAGGCATCGGCAGAACGGGCAGCACCAGCAGGGCTCCCCCTCCAGGGACCAGTGGACCTGATCCCTGGAGTCAGCCCCGCACGCCGGGCAGTTCACGGCATGTCCTCCTCATGCGCTCGGCCCACGGTGGCCTCCAGGCGGTCCAAGCGCTGCCACTCGGCCTCGCTCCGCTTGGGCTGGAGCGCGGTCACCTGGTCGTAGGTCATGGCGCCGCTCCAGCCGCCGTCCTCGGTCCGCACGTGGTAGTGGGCGTGGGTGAAATCCATGTTCAGTTCTCCTGTGTCAGTAGGTCGTCAACTCGGGTCCAGCCGACCGCGTAGCCAGCGTGCCAGGTCGTGTTCGACTCGTCCTCGCCGCACTCGGCGTAGCTCCGGCCCTGGTGCCGGTCGTGCATCCCGGCCAACCGGCCCCGCTCATGGGTGATGTCGGTGATCTGCTGGGCGGTCATGGCTGGACGCCCCCTCCGCCGAAGACGTGGAGTACGTAGGGCTTGTGGACCGGCACCTCGTCATCGGGCCGGGTCAGCCGGTAGCTGGCCCAGCGGATCGAGCTGAGCGCCCGTTCCCGGGTCATGCCCAAGTCGACCAGGGCGGTCACCAAGTCTTCGACCTGGGGCAGCAGGGCCTCCCGCAAGGCCGCCTCTCGGGCAGTGGTGGCGCTCATCGCCCGTCGTCCAACTCATCGGCCAGGCGAGCGGCCCGATCGGCCGCGTCCAGCTTGACGTTCTCGGCCTTCCGGCAGTCGGCGACCGAGGGAAGGATGATAGCTCCGGTGTTCCGGGGGCGGGGGGTTGCTTCCATGCCCCTATTCAACCACGACTCGCCACGACTTGTCAACTCCATGTCGTCACAACCACATCAGATCGTGGACCTTGGCCGGATCGGTCAAGCACAAGGCATTCAGCTCAACGCCGGTCAGCCCGCAGCGCATCGCCCCCTCGTACACCAGCTTGGGCGACGCCGCGCCCACGAGGATCTGGAGCACGCTGTCACAGAGCAGGGCAATCACGCCGGCCTCGTCCGCCTGGGCCGCCCCGACCTTGCGGGCTCGGGCCAGGGCATCCTCATAGGCGATCATCAACTCCGCTCCTGCTCGATGTGGTAGGCCACGTTCGCCGCCACGATGCGCTCGATGTCGGCCAGAATGGCCACTGCGATGCTCTCCCACGCGGTCCGAGCGGCGGGGCTCTGAGCCAACGCCTTGCGCTCGGCCGCGTGGCAGGCCCCCTGGGCCAGGGCCGGGATGTCAGAGATCTCCATCACCGGACCTCGATCCGGGCGTTGGCCTGAGCGACCGCCTCGTCAGATCGCATGTTGGCGATGTGGTCGTCCATGATGAGCGAGTGGTCCCGCAGGTAGTTGCGGGCGTCTTCGATCGAGCGGTTGGACTGGGTGGTGAACATGCCCTCATTCAACCATGACTCGCCACGACTTGTCAACCCCGATCCGTCACATCCTGACATGCCCTGATTGCCCCCTGTGTGGCCCTGTGACGGCCTCCCGTTGAAATGTGGTCCTGCCATCCACGGGAGGTCGCCGGAGGAGATCCCTGGCGAATCGCGATCTGTCAATAGCTCTGACCTGCGGATCTTTAGATCGTTTACACGCGGGGCTCGGGCGGGGCCTCAGCGATGATGATTCGCCGGGCACGCCTCGGGGGCGTGGGCATGTTCAGCGCCAGATGCAGCGCACCCGCCGCGGCCCACATGGCGTGGGTCGCTCCCGGGCCACGATCGAATATCCACGAGCTGGCGTTGCCCACGGTCCCAGTGTGGCGGGCATGATCGTTCAGGATCGGATGATCGGGGTGGATGATCCGCCGACCGTCCACGTGGTCGGCCAGCGTCATGCACGCCTCGGACATGGCCGCCCCCTTGATCTCGACTCCCCCCAGCTTGCGCATCTTGGCCGAGAGCGCCGCGCCCGGCCCTTTGGGGAACCAGCCGAAGGCCCGGGGCCGCAGACCCGATTTCAGCTCGGTCAGTCCGGTGCGGGCCGCCTCGGTCGACACCCAGGCGCCGGCCAGCTCGAAGCGGACACGTCCGTCCGGAAGGGGAAACCCGGCGACCGCGATCACGCCCTCGCCCTCCAGGGCGGCCTCGACACACAGGGCCATGGGGCCGGGCTGGAGGGCCCCGGTGGAGTCCGCGCACGCCGCCCAGCCGGCCGGGTCGATCGCCGTGTTGAGGATGTCGACACCCTGGCACAGGACCTCGGTGCGGAACACGTTGGGTGGATCGGTCAGCAGGGCGGACTGGATCGCGGCCAACGTCAGCCGGCCGTAGCCCAGCGAGGGGTTGGCCTGAGCCCACGCCACAGGATCATCGAGCGGGCAACCCTCCTCACCGGACCACTCGGCCAGGAACAGGGCCGGATCCGTGCGTCCGAGCCCCACGCCGCGCAGGTGGTTGAGCAGGAGCGAGGTCGAATCGCCCATGTTCGACATGCACCACACCTGTGCGTCGATGGCCGCCATGACCACCTTGGAGATCGCCGCCCAGCCCAGGAAATCACGCTGCTCGCGCAGCTCATCGATGTTGACCTCACGCACGCCCGAGAGCCCTCGGCCCGCCTTGCGGTTGAGCGCCTTGATCAGGTACCGGGGCTGGCCGCCCGAAGGGACGGCACGACCGCCACGCCACTGCGAATCGAGCCGGAAGTACTCGTCGTTCAGCGTCTTGTGCCAGATCCCCCGCCGTGCGTCCAGATCGTCGTTGTCGGGGTCGAATCGCTCCCGGAGCGTCGGGTTGGCCATGACCATCGGAACCAGGATCTCGTTCATGACCTCTCGGGCCTGGGAGAGGTCCTGGGCCGTGCCCACCAGGTAGCGGGCTCCGCCCTCGAACAGCAGCCACAGCGACAGGACCGCCTTCACCAGCGTCTTGCCGTTCTGGCGGGCCACGAGCACCAACACGGTGCGGAAGCGCAACAGCTCGCAGTCCTCGTCCAGCTCCAGGGCGTGGATCAGCAGCCAGCGCTGCCAGGGATCGAGCACGACCAGCCGGCCCTCCAGGTCGTACAGCTCGATGCGGGCCACCCAGGCGATCACCGCGAACCCCTTAGAGGTCTCCGGGGTCAACCCGCAGCCACAGGGGCAACCGCCCGCCGGTCCCTCACCGATGCCACGGCCGGGAAGCGGCGGGGTGTAGATCCTGGGGAGGGTCGAACCCAGCAGCTTGGCCATGGGCTCAGTGTGCCCGGTGCTCCCGAACAGCGAGCATCGCCATCTGGACGCCCGCCGTGACCGCCTCCGGCGCCTGGTCGAACAGCTCGCCCGCGAGCTGGACCCCGTAGACGTCCATCGCCGCGTCATAGAGCACGTCGACCATGGCCGTCTGGCCATCGGGGAAGGGCACCGCCACGTCGAACCCGGTCCGGCCGAGACGGGTGTGGGGACGCACGAGCGGACGCCGGCCCATCTCGATGGGAGGAGGAAGCTGGCCCCCACTGGGGTCAGCGGGCAGCCCACAGCGACAGGCGTTCTCGCCGTGGTCCGGGCAGGTGGGGGGAAGGGGCATGGATCCTCCTGGAGAGTGGGGCCGTAACCGGAACGTGCGCCCCGGAAGAGAGAATGGGCGAAGAT